GAGGCGTCATGTTCGGCATCGGGGACTTCGCCAGGCACGGCCGCGTGTCCGTGCGCATGCTGCGGCACTACGACGCGATCGGGCTGCTGCGGCCGGCGCACGTCGACCCGGTGACCGGCTACCGCTCCTACGAGGCCCGGCAGCTCTCGGGGCTGAACCGGATCGTCGCCCTGAAGGACCTCGGGTTCAGCCTGCAGCAGGTGCAGACCATGCTGGACGACAAGGTGAGCGTCGAGGAGCTGCGCGGCATGCTGCGGCTGCGGCGGGCGCAGCTGCAGTCGCAGATCGCCACCGACGCCACCCGCCTGACCCAGATCGAGGCCAGGCTCCAGATCATCGAACGGGAGGGTGCCATGCCGGCCGACGAGGTCCAGGTCAAGCGGATCCCGGGCGTCCGGGTCGCGGAGCTCACCGCCACCGCGGCCAGCTTCGAGCCGGAGTCCATCACCCCGGTCATCCAGCCGCTCTACGACGAGCTGTTCGGCCGCCTCTACCGCGCCGGGCTGACGCCGACCGGCCCGGCGATCGCCTGGTACGAGGACGCCTCGGACGGCGAGGGGATCGTCGTCCACGCCACCGTCCCGGTCGACGCCGGCCCCGGCGGCGAGCACGACTTCGGCATCGTGGACCTGCCCGAGATCGAGCGGGCCGCCACGATCGTGCACCGCGGCTCCATGGACGACGTGATGCCGACCATCCAGACCCTGGCCGCGTGGATCGACGCCAACGGCTACCGCTCGACCGGGTACCGCGAGCTCTACCTCGAGGTCGGCGAGGACCGGGACACCTGGGTGACCGAGCTCCAGGAACCGATCGCCACCGCGTGACCGGGCCGACCGCGATGCACCCGGAGCTGTTCCAGTCGGCCACCGACGCGGCGCGGGCGCTGCGCCGCAAGCAGCTCTCCGCGCGCGAGCTGACCGCGATGCTGCTGGAGCGGATCGAAGCCGCCAACCCGGCGCTGAACGCCGTGGTCGCGCTGCGCCCGGAGGCCGCGCTGGAGGAGGCGGCCGCCGCCGATGAGGCGCTCGCCCGCGGCGACGACACCGGGCCGTTGCACGGCATCCCGATGACGATCAAGGACGGCTTCAACGTCGCCGGCCTGCCCACCACCTGGGGCAACCCCGCCTTCGAGGGGTTCGTCGCCGACCGGGACGCCACTGTGGCGCGGCGGCTGAAGCAGGCCGGCGCGATCCTCGTCGGCAAGACCAACGTGGCCTTCATGCTCGGGGACTTCGGGCAGACCGCCAACGAGCTCCACGGCGTGACCGGCAACCCCTGGGACCCCACGCGCACGCCGGGCGGCTCCTCCGGCGGCGCCGCCGCGGCAGTGGCTGCCGGGATGACCTTCCTCGAATACGGCTCGGACCTGGTGGGCTCGATCCGCATCCCGGCGAGCTTCTGCGGCGTCTACGGGCTGAGGCCGAGCGTCGAGGTGGTGCCGCTGACCGGGTTCCAGCCGCCCGGCCCCCCGGCGGAGCCGAGCGAGATGCAGTACCTGTCCGCGGTCGGCCCGCTCGGCCGCGCCGCCGCCGACCTGCGCGCGGCGTTGCGGGTCACCGCCGGCCCCGAGGGCCAGGCGGCCAAGGCCTACGCCTGGTCGCTGGCGCCCCCGCGCCACGAGCGGCTGGCGGACTTCCGCGTCGGCGTCGCCCTGGACCACCCGCGGGTCCCCGTCTCCAGCGAGCTCGGCGCCGTGCTGTCCGACGCCGTGGACGCGCTCGCCAGCGCCGGCGTCACCGTGGTGGAAGGCTGGCCCGGCGGGGTGGACCCGGTGCGCACGTGGGAGTCGTTCGGGTTCCAGGTGCGGCTGTTCTTCGCCTTCCGGCAACCCGGCGAGGACGCCGCCACGCTCTCGGAGGTGGTCGACCAGGAGCACCGGCGGATGGCGGCGCGCGCCGCCTGGAACCGGTACTTCGAGCAGACCGACGTGTTCCTGTGCCCGGTGAACTTCACCGCCGCCTTCCCGCACGACCCCAGGCCGTTCGAGGCGCGCACGATCGCGACGCCAGAGGGCGAGCGGCCCTACAACGACCAGTCGTTCTGGGTGGCGCACGCGTCGCTGCCGGGCCTGCCGGCGGTGGCGGCGCCCATCGGGAGCACGCCGGGCGGGCTCCCGGTCGGCGCGCAGGTCATCGGGCCGCTGTTCGAGGACGACACCGCGATCACCTTCGCCGAGCTGCTCGGCGAGGTGACCGGCGGCTACCGGCCGCCGCCCCGCTGAGGCCCGGTCAGCCCAGGCGCTGGGCCAGCTGGCCGATCTCCTCGGCGACCCCGACCGGCACGGTGTAGCCGGCCTCGTCGCGGGCCAGGTCGAAGTTGTCGCGCACGTCCTCCACGGTCAGCTCCGGGTTGGCGTACCCGTTCGTCAGGCCGATGAAGAAGCGGGCGACCCGGCCGCCGCCGACCGAGTAGATCTCGCCCGTCACCGGGCAGTCCTCGTGCACCAGCCAGGCGGCGACGGGCGCCGCCAGCCGCGGGTCGAGCTTCGGCGCCAGCGGGCCGAGCAGCTCCTCGGTCATACGGGTCCTGGCGATCGGGGCCAGCACGTTGGCCTTGATACTCGTCAAGCTTTCCAGCAGGGGAAGTGGTTACTCGGAGTCGCGCTCGCGCTGGCGTTCCGCCCAAGCGTCGACGTCACGACGCCGGTAGCGGACGCCCCGGCCGAAACGGAGCGCCGGCGGCCCGGTGCCTTCCCGCCGCCACGTCCGGACGGTCTTGGTCGACACCTTGAGCAGCTCGGCCAGCTCGGCCTCGGTCAGATACTCGTCCACAGGAAGAGTCTAAACAACCTTGGCGAGACCCATTCCGGCAGTAGCTTCCTCTAATCTCCAGCTATTGACACGCGAGGGTCACGGTTGTTCACTGACGTTCTCTAGTAGCCGTCGCGTTCGACCATTGCGCCAGAGAAAAGGGGTGATGCCCTTTAGGTCCACTTGTCCCTAAAACCGGGCGCCGTTCAGGTCGCCTTGGGGAAGCACAACCCGCGGCCCGTTCGGCGCCCGCCAACCGAAGGAGCCCGCTATGTGGCTTCAGCTTCGGTATCGGCTGCTCAGCCGCTGCTGGGCATGCCATCGGCGCGTGGCGCTGCACTCGCCCCGGCAGCTTCGCCGCTGCGAGCACACGCCAGTCGCCGCCGAACTCGTCGTTCCCGGGTCGCAGGCAGCCGCCTGATGGGGAAGGTCCGGTAACGACCCGGGGAGCGGCCCGGCGGGCAGGTCGGGCCGCTCCCCGCCTTCACGGGGAAGGGGAACCATGGAAGCGTTCATCCTGACGGCGGGCCAGCTCGCGCTCGCCCTGGCCGGGGTCGCCTCGTGCATCGCCCTGGTCTGCATCATCGTCGGCATGCTGCGGTGGATCGTGCGCGTCCTACGGTCGCTGTCGACCCTAGACCAACCGGCGGAGCGGCCGACCGTGGGCGGCGGCCTGCGGAAGTGGTGAGCCATGGCTCCCCGGTTGGACCCTGACCTCATCCTGTTCCTGGTGATCGTCGCCCTGTTCACCCTGGTCGTGCTGGGCCTGCTGGCCTACTTCCGGTGGGCCGACTGACTCAGACGTAGGCGGACACACCGCCACGGTCGCCGGCGAGCTGGGCGGCGCGGTCGTGCGCCATGACGGCCGCCACCGCGGCGTCAATCCGCCGCTTGGAGTCCTTGTGCTCCTTGGCCAGCCGGGCGCCCCGCGAGTCCTGCTTGAGGATCGCGTTGGCGACATGCCGCGCCATGGCCGGCGACCCGTCGTGCGTCAACAGGCGGTCGACCACGGCGGAGTAGAAGCGCGACGTCGCGGGTCCCATGCGGGCCGGTGACTGCGGGTACTCCACGGTCGGGATGCCTTCGCCGTCCAGCAGCTCGAGGGAGCGCTGCCAGCGGTAGGGGTCGGCGGCGACCTCCAGCACGCGCCAGCGCCGGCACGCGTCGCGGATGGTGTCTTCGACCTCCACCACGGGCACCCTCCAGTCTCGGGTGCCCTCGGGGGCCTCCCACAGCCGCACGAGGTGGACGTGGGGCCGCTCGGCCACGGTGGTGGCCACCAGGGCGGTGCAGTCCCCGGAGAAGGACCCGTCGAAGCCTAGGACGACCTCGGCCCCGTCTGGGACGCCACACGGTACCGTTTGGCACGCGCAGCGCTCCCAGGCGCCGTCCGGGAGCCAGGCGCCGTCCAGCGCGACCCACTGGCCCAGGCGATACCGCCGGAAGGCGTTCTCCCGCATCTTCGGCGGCAAGGTTGCCCGCAGCGCGTCGCGGTGGAGGAAGTCGTCAAGGGCCGGGTTGGCGCCCTCCCAGGCACCCTCATCGTCCACCGCGCACCCCTCCGGGGCGGCGAACTCCCGGAAGTAGAACGACGGGTCACGACCTTCGCGGCCGTGGTCGACCAGCCGCCGCATGACGCCGTCGTCGCCGATCCTGGGCGGCGTGCTGATCGCGAGCAACAGGCTGTGCTCCCGCTTGCCGGCGCGGGCCGCCATGGCCTCGAACGTGTCTTCGGTGACGACGTGCAGCTCGTCCACGATCGCCATGGACGGGTCCCACCCTTGCAGCGCACCCGGATCCGCAGGCAGGGCGAAGAACGTGGAATCGGTCTGCGGCTCCAACAGGTGGTCGCGGAAGATCTGCACCCGGTCGTAGAGGGCGGGTTCCAGCTCGACCATCCGCCGGGCGGTGTTGAGGATGATTCTCGCCTGTCGCTCGTCTGAGGCGACGCAAATGACCTGGGCGCCCTCCACCCGGTCGGCCAGCAGCCCATACAGGCCCAGGGCGGCCGCGAGGGTGCTCTTGCCGTTCCCTGCGGGGATGCTGACGAGCCCCTGGCGGGGCCGAGGCTCATCCAGCACGCCGTGGACGATCTCACGCTGCCAGGGGCGCAGTTTCAGCCGCCTACGGGCGCCCGTGCCTTTCGGAACCGTGATGTAGCGCTCAACGAACGCGATCGCACGCGACCCGCTCCGCTTAGGAAGCCGGCGGAGGTCCAAAGGCGGCGCGCTCAGCGGGGCCTTGGGGCCCGTCTTGGAGCGGCTCACGCGACCACCGGGCCAGGGCCAGCCGGCTGGCCCTGCTCGCGGTTGGTTCCGAAGTTCGAGGGGCGAGGGGTCCTGGGTCGTCCGTCTTGGGGGGAAACGCGCTGATTAGGTGTGATGTTATAACTCCTAACCGCGGTGTCCCGGTTGCAGCGCCGGTGCCCGAGTCCTAGCCAGGCGGTGCGGTCGTCGTTGTGCATGAGGTCGAGGATGGCGGGGTCTGGGCCGAGGGCGTGGCGGCAGCGTGGGCAGGGCGCCCACGGGTCCAGGCCCTGGACCAGGAGGGCGCGGAGCTGGTCGTGGGTGGAGGTGTAGCCGCGTTGCTGGCGGGTGCCGCGTGCCCGGTCCCGCTTGCGCTGGCAGTCCCAACACCGGGTCTTGCCGCGGACGATGAGGCCGCAGTCCAGGCATGGGCGGGGCAGGCTCATCGCGGCTTGCGCTTGCGGCGCTGGCGTAGCGCCTGCTGGCAGGGTGGGCAGCGGTCGCCGTAGACGATGGGGCGGCCGCAGCCGACGCAGTATCGGGGTGTTGGGTAGCGGGGTGCGCCCCAGATGTTGCTGTTCTTGGCCATGGCTACCGCCAGCGGTGGGCGAGGGTGGCCAGCGGTATGCCCCCCGCTGGCCTGCCCTCGGCCCCCCGAACCCCGACGACCTCGGCGCCGCGGTACGCGCCGACGCGCACGACCGCGACGTGGTCCAAGGCCGCCCTGGTCCGCGTGACGCGTCGGCGGTCTGCGGACCATCTCGACCCGCCCGGCATCTCCACGAAACCGACGCTCAGGCCGAGGGGTACTCCGTCAGCGGCGAGGCTCAGGACCTCGTCACCGAGGGCTGTCTTGCTCACTCTCCAGGCGCCCCAGGCGGCGTCTGCGCGTTCTTCCAGCTCGGTGGTGACGCCGATCGGGAGCTGCTGGGCGTCGCGTGGGTGGGTGGCGGTGAGCGGGACCCGGCCGGGGTCGACGCCGGCCAGGGCCCCGCGCTCGAACGTCTCGACCACTTCGCGGCCGCGGTCGAGGACGACGGCTTCGACGTTCCAGGGCATGACGGGGCCGACCAGCGTGCGCCCGTCGCCGCCCTCGCGGAGGTGGATTAGGTGTGATGTTATCACGCCTAAGTCTCTGACCAGCACGTTTGTCATGCGACGGCGCCCCCCTCGGGCAGCGGCGGGCGGTCCTCAAGCTCGCGGACCTCGTTGACGGTGAGGAAGCCAGCCTCGATGGCGATGCGGTGCGCCTCGTACCGTTCGCGGAGGGTGGGGCGGAGGTAGGCGCCGGGGTTGAACTTCACCGTTTGGGTGCTGGGCAGCAGCGTCGAGATGGCGCGTTCCAGGCGGTGCAGCCAGGGGCGGATGCTCCAGGTGAGCAGGTCGGTGGCGCGCTGCTCGGGGCTGGAGTAGTCCTCATGGCCGGCCAGCTCGACGCCGGCCATCATCCCGCCGGGGATGCCGTACAGGCGGCAAATGCCTGCCGCGTTCAGCTTTTGGGTTTCGATGAACTGCGCCTCTTCGGGCGCGATCGACACCGGCACGTACTTCGCGCCACCGAGCACAGCGGTGTCCCTGCGGCCTTTGTGGGCCTGCTGCCAGACGGCCTTGAGCATCTTCGCCTGGTCGTTGCCGATGCGCTGCTCGCTGTGGAGGTAGCCCGAGGGGATGGCGGAGTCCCCGAAGAACCGTGCCCCGTACTTCTCGGCGGCCAGCCCCAGCCCGATGGTCTCCCTGGCGTAGCCGATCGGGGAGAGGCCGAGCAGGCTGCCGGGAAAGGTGAAGGCCTTGACGTGCCAGAGGTCCTCGCGGTCGACCACGTCGGGGCCGATGCGGAACTCCGGCGCCTGGCCGTCGCTGACGTTGACGGTGACGTGGTCGGGATGCACGAGGTCGACCTGGGCGGGCAGCAGGCCGGCGCCGGCTCGGGCGGTGATGCGCCCCCACGCGTTGCCGCGCAGCAGCAGGGAAGACATCACGGCCCAGAGCCAGTCCGACAGCTCGGGGAAGTCAGCGGCCGGACGTTGCAACAGCGGCGGCGTCGGGAGCGGGGTGCGGTCGTCGCCGCGGTACACGTGCACGGGGAGGGTGCTCACGCTGTCGGCCAGCAGCCGCACGCACGCGAACACGGTGGACAGCCGCATCGCCGAATCGACCGTGACGGGCTCGCCGGCGGCGGTGCCGGGGACCACCAGGTCGCCGATCTGGAACAGCGCCCGGTCCTGGGTTGGCGTCCACGGCCAGCGCCAGGGCATCGCTCAGGTCTTCCGCCGTCGCGACGGCTTCGGCTTGGGCTTGGGGCGTTCCATGGCCGACCGGTCGGCTACGGTGGCTTCCTCGACCTCGGCGGCGTGGCTGCCGCACTTCGGGCAGGCGTGCTCGTCGGCCGGGTAGGTGGCCGAGCACCCGAGGCAACGCCGGACGACACTCACGGGATCAGGTCCGTCCCCCGCCGCTGGGCAGCGTCTCGTGGTATGCGTCGCGCCAACGGATCGCCGCCGCCCGCCACTCAGGGTCGGCGTCTTCCCAGTTGCCGCCGTTGGCGTTGGCGATGATCCCCCACGCTGCCTCAAGGAGGTCGTCAGGGAAGTTCCAGTTGTGCTCGGCGCTCATGGGATCAGGTGGTGTTGACGAACGTCTTGACCGCGCCGGTGTCAATGAGGGCGCCGTCGAGGCGGAGGATGCAGCGGAAGGCGACCAGGTCGTCCTGAAAGCGGAACTCGTCCGATCTCTCGAACCGCACGCCGTTGACGATGCGAATGAAGTACTTCGACATGTCCCCGAAGGCGATGCTCTCCACGGTGTTCGCCATCGCCGGCATGAACGGATCGATGTAGCTCGGGTAGCCGAGGATCTGCCCGCGGGTGGTGAGCCCCTGCACCGGCTGGCCGGTGGTGTCCTTGAGCTTCCGCACGATGATGTCGCTGGCATTCCGCATCAGGAACGCGGCCGACGGCGAGGTCGCGTACGGTTCGGCCACGCTGCCGATCAGGTTCCACAAAGCGTCGGTGCCCTGGTTCGCGGTGCCCTGGGTGCCGAGGCTCGTGCCCGTGCCGGTGGGGCCGGTGACGCCGGTGGCGGCGTCCAGCAGCAGCCCCCGCGGCTGGGTGGTGCCGGTCCCGTTGATGATGTCGTCGCCGTAGCCGGCCGCGCCCAGGCCAAGGCTCAGGGCCGCCTGCCGGGCGAGGAAGTCGAGCAGGTTGGTGGGCGTGTCGTTCGCGAGCTCCTGGCTGATCTCAAAGTAGTTCGCGTACTTGAAGGCCTTCAGCGTGACCGTCGACAGCGTCGGGTCGGACTCGGTGATCGAGGCGCCTTCCCCGATGATGTTGGTAGTGACGAAGCCGGTGGACTTCGGGATCACCCAGGTCCTCGCCGGTGGCGGTGGTCACCACCGTGGCGCCGGCGGCCATGAGGCTGGAGGTCTCGACCAGGTGCTGCACGATGGTCGAGTAGACGTTGGTCGAGAGCGCCTGCGTCGCCGTGGTCTTGAGGGTGTCACGGGTGTGGACCTGGACGCGGCCAACGCGGCTCTGCACTTCCGGGAGGTCGTCGGGCCACTCGTCCGGCAGGTCGCTGTAGACCTCGATGGGCTGGGGGTTCTTGGCGTAGATCGCCGACCGGAACGCGCGGGCGGTGTCGAGCGCCTGGCGGCTGAGGACGTTGCCGCGGCGGGTCTGGGCGGCGCGCAGCTCGGCGAGCTCGGCGGCGTGGGCCTGCTCGATGCGGTCCGCCGCTTCCCGCTCGGCGGTCACGTGGGAGCGGTGCTCGGCGAGTTCGTCGCCGGTCAGGTCGCGCTGCTCTTCGGCGGCGCGGGTGAGGATGGTGTCGGCGGCCTCGCGGGCGGCCGTTCGCTGCTGGATCAGGTCGTCGCGGAGGGCCACCGGACCGCCTTTCCTTACTTCTCCTATAGGAATGTGGGAAAGGGTACTACGCTGGTGGTTCGTCGGTGAACTGGCGCTCCATGGCCCGCAGGGTGGCCCACTCGTGGGCGGCCTGCTGCAACTGGTAGCGGCTCTCGACCACGACCCAGCGGCCGTCCACGGCGACGCCGGCAAAGTGGCTGTTGCCGAGCATCTGCACGCGGCCCTGCGCATAGGCGGCTTCCAGCAGGTCGCGGGCGGCCTCTTCGCTGATCTTCAGGTCGTCGGCGAGCGCCTGCACCGACCAGGCGCCCAGGATCACCTGTTGGTCGACGGGCAGCCGGTCAGGTTCGCTCATCGGGCGAATCCTCTCCGTCGATCGTCGGCGTCGGTGCCGGGGAGTTGGCCATCCTGCCAGGCGTCGTCGTCGGCGTCGCTCCACTGCTGATCGTCCTCGCGCAGCGCGGCGACCCTAGCCGATAGGTCCGCTACAGCCGCTACATCCGTAACATCGCTGGTCACGGCCGCTTTTCCATCCGCTACATAGCCGCTACGTGCCGCTACATCACCGGGCGCGGTAGCGGCCTGTAGCGGGTCTGTAGCGGCTGCCATATCGGCGCTGAGCTGGGCTGTTACGGATGTAGCGGCGGTAGCGGTGCTAGGGCGCAGGTGTGGCGTGTAGCGCCGCCAGGCGTCGTCGAACTGCTCGACCCGGTAGCCCTTCCTCGGTGGATCGGTGCCATGCTGACGGACGTTGCACGGCTTGATCCCGAACGGGCGCAGCAGCTTGGCGAGCCCCTGCTGGTTGAGCCCACGGCCACGGGCCCAGTCGGCCCACGGCGATCCTTCCAGCTCCAGCAACCGGTCGAGTAGCGTCTTGGAATGCAGCGCCGCGGCGTCCGCGAATACGGCGTAGGCGTCTTCCAACAGCCGGACGCCGGCCGAGGCGTCGGCCTCGGCGTCGGCCTCTTCCCGGGTGAGGTCCTCGGCGGCGATGCGGGCACGGACCGGCCAGGCGTCGCCGGCCAGGTCGGCGACCGCGATCAGCGGCTCCCAGGTGTCGGCGGCGCGGTCCTCCAGCGGCGTATCCGGGGTCGCGACCCGCAGTTGCCGCAGGTGCGCGCGGACCCACTTGTGGAGCTGGCCGCGCAGCTCGTTGAGCGGCGGCGCGTCGCGGCGGGTGCGCCACGGCTCGATTTTCTCGCCGGGCGCGCGGCGCCGCATCCGTAGTACCACGGCGCGGTCCATCACGGTCGCCGGCAGGTCGCCGATGCTGGCCAGCATCGCCATGGCGAACGTCGGTAGCTCGTCGAGGCTGCGGCTGGTCATGTCCCAGCGCAGCAGCGGCCGGTTGCGCTGGTGGCCGCTGTTCAGCAGCCCGCGTAGGTCTTCATTCTGCTCGGCCGACTTCCTGGAGCCGAACAGCGCGTCGGCCTCGTCGACCAGCAGTGCCGGCGGGTCGTCGGAATCGATCGAGCGGACGATGGCGGCAATAGTGGCGTTGAAGGTGATGATCGGGTTGTGGCAAGTCTCGGCGATCACGTCCATGAGCCGGCTCTTGCCCGAGCGCTTGACGGCGGAGATGGCGGCCAGCCGCGGAGCGTGCTCCCACGCCGGCTGAGCGTGCGTCGCGGCGATCCAGAGCGTGGCCGCGTAGGCGGCCTGCTCGCTCGGGAACACGACGTAGCGGCTCAGCGCGGCGTGGAGTGCATCCAACAGCTCGGCGCCGCTACGCGCCGACGCCATCACCTTCGGGCCGGTAGACGCGCAGGTTGTACAGGACGGTGTCCTGACCCTTGCTCGTCTTGGTCTTGTAGATGCGGCGGACGCCGATCCGCTCGCCGGGGTGCGGCTGGAGCCGGTCCCACTGGCGCTTGATCGAAGCGCCGGAGATCGACAGCGACACGAGCTGGTCGTCGTCGAACTCCTCCGGCGGGTCGGCCATGTTGTGGAGATCGGCTTCGCCGAGGATGGCGACCTCGAACTCGCCACCGTCGTTGCCGGTGCGGGTCTCGACGGTGACCAGGGTGCCGAGGATCACGTCGCCGTCGAGCAGCTTCAGCGTGATGGGCGGGTCTTCGGCGAGCTGCTCGCGCAGCCACTCGTCGGCACGTTGTAGAGTGGACTCGGACATACAGGCTCCTGTTCTGTGCGTCTTTCGGTCGGCGGTGATCGAAGCGTTCGGTGCCCGAGGGAGCGGCGGCCCTCGGGCACTACCGCGTCTATGTGGCATCGGCGCCGCCTTTCCGGCGGGCGAGCACCATCGTCTCGGCCACCAGCGCAGCCAGCTCGGCGAGCACGGCGGGATCGGTGATCGTGGGCGGCAGCCCCTGCTGGCGCCGGCTCTCGGCGACCTGGGCGCGCACCTCGGCCGGGGTCATGCGGCACCGTCCTGGCGCCGGGCGAGGCCGCCGTCATCAAGGGAGGCGATGAAGGCGGTCAGGTCGCTCTCTCGGACCCGGCGGGCGCGCGGGCCGACGACGACGGAGGGGAGGCGGCCGGAGCGGATGAGCTGGTAGACGCGCGTGCGGCCATGGCGCAGCCGCTCGGCGACCTCGGGGATGGTGAGTAACCGATCCATGGGCAACCGATCCGTGAGCATGGCTTCCTCGGCCGTTCCCCTGCCCTTGCGGGGAGGGAGGCGAGTCCAGGCTCGGGCCCATAGGATCTTCAGTTGCGGCCGGCAGGGTACAGTACCGACTGTGTCCGAACAAGTTTTCGTCTACTCCGTCGCCTTCTACTGCGACCCGTGCACCCGCCGATCCGGTTGGCGTCGGCTGCTTGGGGTCGCCAACCGGAACCCGGACACGTTCGGCGGTTGGGACATCTGGGTGGCCCGGCGTGATGGTCACTCACCGCAGCGCCGGCACCATGCCGGCGGCAACGACGGCGGCGTCCCGCATGGCGACGTTCCCCAGCTCACTGTCGCCAGGTCGCAGGACAAGCGCCTCGCGCTGATTCCGATCTACCCGCTCACGCCGGCCGCGCAGCTCATCTGCCGCCGCAAGGTCCCCAAGGGCGAGCGACCGCATCGGCCACGGGTCGCACGGACGAAGCTCGTCGAGCTGGCCGAGCAGGCTGAGGCGGCCGGCCGCCATGACGCCTACGTCTAGACGCGCCGCCAGCGTGGGTCCAGCCGCGCGGCGATGTCACTTCCGCGGCCGACGCTCGTGGCCGGCTTGACGATGATGCGATCGAGCACGCGCCGCAGCCACACGCGCCGCTCCGGGACCGTCCAGGAGCTGGGGGCCGGCGTGCCATCGGGCTCGGTTGCCCACAGTGCCCGAAGCGCGGCCTCGGACTTGGGCAGGTCGATCAGCGCCTGTAGGTCCGGCTGCGCCATCAGGCGGCCGGTCGCCTCGCGGACGATACGGTCCAGCTCGTCACGGCGGCGCTTCATGTCCGCGGTCCCGAACCTGGTCTCCAGCACGGTCCCCAGCTCGGCGACCTCCGCGCGCCAGTCATCCAGTTGCTCGGCGGTCACATCGCTGGCCAACAGCTCGGCCTGCCGCTGGTTCAGGGCCTGGGTGAAGTCGTCGGACACGGCCACGGCGACGAACGCCTCGACGGCCCAGGCATCCGCTCGGGGCGCGGAGACTTGCGTCAGGCCACAGCCGGCGAAACGACCACCGCTCTGGCGCTTGCAGCGATAGACGGCCTGCGGCGGGCCGCCGGGCTTGCCGACCTTCGTCGCCGCGTACATGGGCTGGCCGCACCCCTCGCGGCCGCAGCGGAGGATGCCGGACAGCAGATGGTCGGCGACCCGGCCCAGCCGCTGGCGGTCGGGAGCGGAGAACAGCCGGACCAGGCCGCGGTAGTTGTCCTCCCCGACGATGGCGGCCGTGCGAGGGTTCAAGAGGATGCGGCGAAGGTGGGTCACGCGCCAGCGCGTCGCCTTGCCGGGCCGGAGGTCACGGGCGTTCCAGTCGTCGACGATCCGGGACAGCGGCTCATCGGTCAGGGCCCGCTTGGCGGCCTCGACCAGCAGCGCGGCCTGATCCTCGTTGACGGTGTCAGCGTCGGTCCAGCCGAACACGAGCGGGCCCATGGGCCGGCCCTCGGCCCGCTGGCGCTCCTTGCCGGCCAGCACGCGCTCGCGCATGATCTCGCGCTCGAATTCAGCGATCAAAGCCAGGATGCCGATGAATAGCCGGCCTGCGGATGTCGACGTGTCGATCGGCTGTGTCAGGCAGCGGAACCTGATCCCGCGGCGCTCCAAGTCCTTGACGATTTTCAGCAGCTCGTCAACGGAGCGGCCCAGCCGGTCGAGCTTCCAAACCGTCAGGGTGTCGCCTGATTGCAGCTCGACGAGTACCTGGTCCCGGACGGGACGATCCTTGGCGACCCCGGACTTCTTCTCCTCGTAGATGGCGGCACAGCCGGCCTGCTCCAGCGCGGCGATCTGGAGTCCTGGATTCTGGTCGCGGGTGGAGACGCGGGCCAGGCCAACGTCCATGATCTTGCCTCTCATGTGGGGTCCTTCCTGCTAGACAGCTTGCCACTAGCCTTGATGCCGTAGCGGGCGCCCTCCGGGGCGAGCACCCGGGCAAGGCCGACCAGCCCCATCTTGGCCGCGCCGTAGTTGGACTGGCCGAAGTTGCCGAGGATGCCGGCGTTGGAGGCGGTGAGCAGCACCC